AAATTATCTAAAGATACCAAAGCTCTTTACGCGATAATAAAAGAAGTAGAAAATAGTGAAACTGCCCTAGTTACTTTCCATAAAAGATTTGCCCAGGCAGAAGAGGATTATTTTAAGTACACAGAAAAAGAAGAAAAGGAAGCTCCCAAATGCCCAGAGTGCGGTCAAATCATACAGAAGTAGTAGGTATTCTCTGCTCTGATATCCATCTCAGTTTAAAGCCCCCAATTTCCAGAGCCGGGGAGCCCGACTGGTTTAAGGCTATGGCCCGACCTCTCAGAGAAATAACTGAACTGGCAAGTAGTCGAGAGTACGCCTGTCCTATATTATGTGCCGGGGATATATTCGATAAATGGAACAGCCCTCCAGAATTGATTAATTTTGCTATAGCTAATTTACCAAAAATGTATGCTGTACCTGGGCAGCATGATCTCCCTCTTCATAATTATCAGGACATCCATAAATCAGCATATTGGACTCTTGTAGAAGCGGGGGTGATTGAAAACCTGGATCCGGAGGAGCTTCCATTAAATGCTGGATTTTATATATACCCTTTCCCCTGGGGACATCCAATTACGCCTCCCTCATCAGAGGATGAAATGAAAGTTGCTGTTGTCCATCAATATATTTGGATGGATAAAGCCACCTCCTATCCAGGAGCCCCGGAAGAAAATAAATTAACAGAAGGCCCTGTAAATATGGGCGGATATGATGTAATGATTTTTGGGGATAATCACAAAGGATTTTTAACTCAGAAAGGTAATTGTACAGTATTAAATTGTGGTGGATTCATGCGAAGGAATGCAGATCAAATTGATTACAAACCACATGTGGGATTGCTCCTCTCGGATGGATCTGTGAAATTACATTATTTAGATATTTCCGAGGACATCATTGAAGCAAAAGGGCCGATAATAGATATAGGGGAGGACATGGAGCTGCAAGAGTTTATGTCCGAATTAATGAGCCTGGAAGAATCTACCCTGAATTTCGAGGAAGCCATGGAGCAGACTTTGAAAAAGATTAAGCCGAATAAGGCTGTGAAAAATCTGATACTGGAGGCAATGGGATGAAACTGCCTCGGAAGGAAAAGAAAGAAAGAACCCAGAAAAAGATAGAAAAATTACATGATGAATTCCTTATGATATTTCATGAGGGAGCATTAAAAAATCTTAAAATATTAGAGGGACGTGATATGCTGACATTACATGCTTCTAAATTAATCACAGAAAACCCACAAGAAAAATCTTTAATTATGACAGCGTTAAATATGGCTGTTCAACATATAAAAATAATATTAGAAGATGTGGAGGCAGATCAAAAATGAGTTGTAAGGGTTGCAAAAAGCTGTGAAAAATCTGATACTGGAGGCTATGGAATGAGTATGGGCTTTAAAATGATACTGACTTGTTTGGGATTCATGATATTAAACCATCTTCTTTGGGTTTTGTCTCCAGCGTATCTTTATTGGCAGGACCCACAGTGGTGGAATATATCGGAGTGGGCCACCTGGGCTAGGTTGTTCTGCGCTATTTGCGCCTTGATTCTATGTCCCATGTTTACTGCCCAAATATATTTACTCACAGCGGGGCCAGAGCATATTCCCCTTATTGATATTAAGGAGCCTGAAAGTGAGTTGTAAAGGCTGTAAGAAACGGTGTAAGAACTGCAAAAAGAAAAAGAAGGGAAAGAAATGAGCCAAGAAATAGTGGACAGACTAAAACGGAAAGCCGAAAAGTTACAGAGTGAAGCTGACAAAGCCCAGGGAGCCCTGGAGACTTCCACAGCCAGATTAAAAGAGGATTTTGATTGTACAAACCTGAAGGAAGCCAAACAACTTCTAAAGAATCTGGAGGAGGAAGAGGAAGAGGCACAATCAAAATTTGACAAAACCCTGGAAAAGTTTGAAACCGAGTGGGAAAACAAGCTGTGAAGCCACTGGAAGAGGATGAGGAATGGATCCCTCCCAGTGTTATAGCCCTCTGGAAACAACAGGTGGTAGAAATGCGTTGGAGGCTTTTTGGAGGAGTAGAGCCGAAATGGTGTGAAGGATTCCCTAAATGCTTTGATGCTAAAACATACGCCGAGCAAGCGAAAAGGAGACGACAAAAATGAAAGCATCTATAAATGCAAAGGGAGTCCTGTATATTAAACCTGAAACAGAATTGGAAGCCTATGCCCTTGAAAGTTGGGGAAGCCATTTCCCATTTGCAGAGCAACAAAACAATAAATCTACTTTATTAGTATCACATCATTGGCCGGACGAAGGAGAGGCAGTTTGTCACAGATGCGGAATGAGAGGAACTGAGGACAACCCAGTAAGAGGGGATGATAATAGAAGGGATGGGAATGGGTACTGTAGAAAATGCAGAGGAATCGCCTGATCTATGTGTAAATTGTGGGAAGGATAAATCCTTTTTGGCAGGGAATGAATATCTTTGCCTGAATTGTTTTGATGCTCTCATGGTGATGAAACCAGAACAATTAGTAAGAAACATCGGAAAACTAATGGAGGATGTCCGAGTAATTGAGGGAGCATACAAAGGAATTAAAAAACTAATAAAGGATACTTATGGACTTAACATTAATCCGGAAAAAGGCAAATAGACACCAAGCTGAATTTGATGCCTCCCGGAAAATATGCAGAAAAGAAACTGAGGCCCTGGAACAGGTGGAGCAGAATATCCTGGATGCCATAGAGGCTCAATCAATAGCCCAGCAAGTGGCCCAACGGATCCAGCAAGAGGCCCATGATCAAATTGCTGGCGTAGTGTCGCGCTGCCTGAAGGCTGTATTTGATGAGCCCTACACATTCCATATCAACTTTGAGCGGAAAAGGGGGAGGACAGAAGCGGATCTGTACTTTGAGCGGGATGGGCAGCGTATTGACCCCATGACAGCCTCAGGAGGTGGCGTAGTGGACATTGCCTCCTTTGCCCTCAGATTGGCTTGCCTGTCCCTGTCAAGGCCCCAATTGCGTAGATTGGTGGTTCTGGATGAACCTTTCAAGTTTCTGTCTGAAGGATACCAGGATAGAGCGGCCACTCTTATAATGGCTTTGGCCAAAGATATGGGAGTGCAATTTTTGATCGTTACTCACGATGATGCTTATAAAATGGGGACTGTCCGAGAGTTTTAGGTCGGCGGTCCTAATCCTGGGAAGGATCCCGGCCAGTCCCCTACATCTTCAAGCCCAAATGGCTTGGCCATTTCCATCGTACTGTTGCCCTACAAAACCGATCCAGTCCTTCTCCCCCTTAAATGAGGGGAAAGGTTCCGTGGATCCCCATTCAGGGAGGCATTTCACCGAAGCATGACGCAAAAGGCTGTTTCTGACATTCGGTAGCACATATTTATTTAATAATCGCATATCCCCAACTCGGGGTAAGTCCCTTTTAAAGTGCCGGATTAAAGGGCAGTGCCCCTGTAATATTCCCCCTTTTATCCCCCACATTCCACCAAACATTGGTAATCTGGCATGATGGGGATGATCATGCATACAATGGGCATCCAAACCTGAATCAATCCAGGCTTTAACTGCAGCCGCTTCCTTATTGTTTAATCGGGAATCTGAATCCCTGAAGATGCAATATCTCATATTGGGCTCCCAGGCTGCCAAGAACCGCCACAGCATCCCAGCATGGCCAATAGAAACCCCCATGGGTATGATTTCACATCCCAGATCTGAAAGCCGGGAAATCGTCTTAGGACAGGTTTTATCCTCACAGTAAATTCTCACAGTCCACCCAGGATAAACCCTCCGGGCTAGACTGGCATTCCGAACAGCTCCATTCAGGTACATTTCCTCCGTTCCATATACTGATATATTAATGGATTTCAAATCTCATACTCCCATTTATCAGCTATTGGCTGGCAGGCTTCCCTTATTATTTTCCTTTGCCAGTCTGGAAGAAAGAGCCAGGAGCCAGGATGTACTGGACCAATATGGTCCCCATGGATCCGCTCATCATCAAAAACATTAAAGGAACTTAATGATTCAGCCCTTTGCCTGTTTGCTTTGGTTGAGTATTTTACACTGATCTCTGATCGTAATGCAGAAGGGACAGGACGGCCCAGCTCCTCCACCATTTCATAAATAGGGTGGTGGTCATTATAAAAATCTTCATATCTGAGTATTCTATGATCAAACAGGTGGACATGTGCCAGTCCATCAAACATCATTTTCATTACAGCCAATTCAGCCTCTAAGCCAGCTTTATCTCCTACCCCTTCTCCTCCCCGACTAATTCTCACTCGGAATCGAGAGGCGGCCACATCACAGGGATGCCGGATAGTGGTGATTGACACCACCCCCTCTTCCATCCATTTCCGATCCTGAGCGTCTGGATGAGTCTGGGGAATCTCCTGCTCTGGAAATAATGTTTTCATAATTTGCCAAACTAAAGTAGATCCGGCTCTAGGAATTCCGCATAGCAACAATTTCATTTTGTATCCTTTCGCGCCAATACCGCATATCCAGCTTTTGCATAGAGGGCCAAGCAAACCGCTCTTGCAGACCCCCCAATTCTCTCAGGAGCCTATCCTCAGTCACTTCCGCCCAATTCTCAACAATCAGACAGGGCATGTCCCCCAGGAGCTCTACGGCCTGAGAACGAAGCACCACAGGGATAGATCCTAATGCTATGGATTCCCAATGCCTATGACAATCAATACCCGCCCCCGGAGGAGACAAAATATAGGGATGCCGCTGGATATTCTTATAAAAATCTTCCACTGGAATATAATTATCCAATGCTCCCCCTTCTGAAGTAACCCAAGGAAGGCCCCCAAACATCTCATAAAGACCCTCCCTTGGATTAGGGCAGCGGGGAATATCTCTCAAAAAGCTCATATACATCAGATTTTTCTGTGGGGGCCGGCCTTCCTTTCGGAGTCTCAGGCAAATCTCCTGGTGTACCCTTTTAAAAGCAAATCCAAGAGGAAGGGGCTCCAGTCTTTTATCTATCGTCATAATATTATTAGAGAACCATTTAAACACATTGGAGGGCAGCCGGCGGATCATCTTTCTGTTTACTGGCCCATCAGAATAGGAAGTGATCAAAATACATTTTCCACATTTCTTGATCTTGCTAAATTGCTTCCAACAAAAATGGGTAATGCCATAGATAATTTCTCCGGGAATCAGATCATGTTGGTCAAAATGAACCCCAGCCAGATTGGCATAATGCTCATTATCAATTGGAAGAAACTCAATCAATTCTGACATAAAAGGTATTTCCCCTTGTCATACAGTACTCTTTGTATTCTTTTGGAAGCTGGAACCCACTCCCCTCCATACAAATTAATTTGGGTTTCCAGATATTCCAATTAATAGACTGGAGAACCGGGTAGTCCATTCCCTCACAATCAATAGACAGAAAATCCAAGACTTGGGGGACACCCTGTAGCATAAATAAATCATTTAAGGTCATGACCCGGACCTTGATAGATTCTGGATAGGTTGCCCCATAATCCTTTTCCAGTCGGGCTTTCCATTCTGGGCTCATTGTGGAACCCTGTTTGTGCCCGTCTCTTCCTATGAAAAAATTACCCTCTCCAGTTTTAGGGCCACAGGCACAATTAACAGTTTCAACCCCTATCCGGTCCTTATATCTTTCTTTTAAAACAGCATATTGACTTGGCTCAGGTTCAACCAGTAACCCACTCCAGAGGGGGTTTTTCAACAAATGCCAGGAATTGGAATTGTCCTCCCCATCCGCCGCTCCAATCTCCACCACATAACCCTCATGCTGATCCTGGAAAAACTTCTCCAAAATCCGGTCCTCTCCATATTGGCCACCCTGAACCATCACAATCTCCTATAAATATAAATTGTTTACAAGTTCTGTTAAATTGGGATGTCGTTCCCATTGGTGAATCACTGAGGGAACACATTCATTTTTATTTAAAATCATATCACCATTGATTTTAACAGTGCCATAGGGGATATACCCTACAGTATAAACCTCACCCATTTCATTATTCCAAATGGTTTGGTGGTCATTGTTGGCATTTCGGATGATATAATTATGACAACTTTGGTCCTGGAAGGAGGATGTTTTGGGCTGCAGTCTCTTTAACTCTGTAGTTAGTTTATGGAGATGATTGGCAACCTGAACCCGATCCCCACAGAAGGAACCTACACAAGAAATAGGGTAATCTTTCATTAGATCAAGTGTATTTTTTCCATACCCGGTTTCTACCCACCCAGAATTATAAGGACAAGTGCCTATGGTCATACTGGAATCTTCCTCAAAGGCATGAAATCCGGTAAAAGGGAGGTTTTCTGGATTGGTCTGAAAAATCACATCCCGGGTATCCAGACAGACCACTCCCTGAGCTTCCGATCTTAAAACCTCCTCCAAGATCCAATAGAATCTTTCAGCATGGGGGAAAGTCTGGATCTTTGGGCAGGAAAGCACCTCTACATCCCATTCTAAGGCCTCCTTAGCCCCTCCACCATCAGCAAACAAAACTACCCGACCTCCATATCCAGATAGCCTCAGGCTCTTTAAAAACGGCCTGAGCTGCTTTTCTGAGTACCCTATGCCGGCTCCTATAATTAAATCAATCATTTAACCATCCTTTGTTGTTTATCAATTGGAGCTGCCCGGAGAATCCCCACAGTTTTTCAGACTCCCGATCTATAACAGGCTGGAGTTTGTCAGTGTCCAGCATCCGCCGGGAGAATAGATCAGTCCAGGGGACCTGATGGATCTTATTTACCATCCCCTCCGGAGCAAATCGGTATCTGTACCAGCCTTTCATAACATCCCCAATTTCCTCAAAATTATAATGCTGTGGACTATTTCCCTCAAGATCATGGAGCATAACCATTTCCGCATATTGGGTAAGGTGAATCATTGCAGGAACACGGGCACAGGTAAACGTATCCACAAACAAGAAATCGGTTGATGGTAATTTCAATACTTTATAAAATGAATCCACAGCACTCTTGGCGGCATGAGACATGTCCGGCCTGCGGGTTGAATTATTAATACCATTAAAGGGTTGGATAATCCATTTATGATGCGGGTGATCGCAAATAGATTTAATTATCTTATACGCCCATCCCTGATCATGTTCAACCGTGATAATTAAGGTCGCGTATTTCTCAATAATAGGAGTTGAATATTTACCACATCCAAGCTCAACCACTTGATGAGGTTTGAGTATTTCCATTATTGCATGTAGAAAAGGCTGGTGGCTGCCCCATGTTTGCTCTACATGTTGATCAGTATCCAAGCTCATTCTGATTCCTTTCTCTCATGGTCTGGGAAATTGCTTGCTTTTCTCTGTTGATATGTCCGTTTATCTTTCTTCCATTCCTGGAGAGCCTTTTTCATGTGGGGAGGTCTCTGTCCTTTATCGCGCTGCCAATGATCATGGAACTGAGAAATTTCCTGCCTTTGTTGAAAAGCCCCCATTAGAGTGGCCACATCCTGGATCTCTTGATCACTGAAATAATGAAAATACCCCTCCCAATATGGGCCACCCTCTCCATAAGCCTCATCAATAAACTTTCTCCCAACCCAGGGACAAGGGCAGCAAAGGTCGATACTACCAAAGCGATCTCCCGTAGGCTGCATTACGCCAAAAGTATCTGGAAATCTTTCCAGGAATTTATCCTGAATCTGAATAGGAGTTTCTTCCTCCGAAGGATAAATATCATCCCCGGCACAAACCACCACATCTCCACCAGTTTCCCGGCATAAAAGATTCACAGCATGAGGAAATCCTTCCCATTTTCCACCATAAATAATCTTATCTGGTGCTGATTCAGACTCCCAGATACACCCCCGATCAATTAAAACGGCTGTTCTATAACCGGCAGCCCTCCATTTCCGGAGAGTGATGCCAGCCAAGTGAGAATTAACAGAGGGCCAAACCGCCCAAACTTCTTTGCTCACTTTGCGTACCCCTCCTTTTTCTGGACACCGTTTATAATGGATTTAAATCTTTTTGCGCCACGGGTATGGAGAATCACCGGATGTAGATCTGGCGCAAACTTCTGAGTCAATTCAATAATGTAGGTATACTCCTGGGGAAGTTCCTCGAATCGGCACTCTTTAATCTGCCCAATCGCAAGAGCCAGGGTTCTTTGATCCCAGGCCGGTAATCTATTAGGAAGTTTTTTCGGATACTGAACATTTATATCAATCCACCGATTAACTACTTTCATACAAACATCTGAACCAGAGAAATAAATTGTTCCAGATAAAAGCTCTGTGGTTTTCCCATAATGAACAGCGGCAATATCACAATCAATATTATCCAGGATAACGGGTTTTCGTATCATTAGAGCATCCACATCCAAATATAAAATAGGCTCCCCCGGAAAGTCCTCCAACATTTTCTTTATAAAATGGGCTTTGTACTGAGTGTTCTTTTGCCATGACCCTAAGTTCGGAACTCCATGGTAATCATATTCATAACCAAAGGACTCAAGACTCAGTTTGAGCGTTTGAAACTCATGTTCGTAAGGGGTGTCAATTGTATAATAGCCGACCACTAACGGTTTTCCCATTCCCAGTTCTCCTATGATCCATCATAAAAAGTTTTAGAAAGAGCAATGATGTCATTAGGCACATCAGTAATATATGAAGCAAAAGACTGAGCATTAAAATCAATTGTAAATACTGTACTATCTATTGCAATAAGCATATTGTCCTGGATAGGTTCCCAAACCATATCTTTAAAATCCCCAACTGGTAATCCAATATCTGATAAATCCAAATGAGGTAAAAAAGAAACTGTAATGGAGGTGTCTGCCCCTGTAACTGCATCCACAGTAACCGATCCACCTACATCGGAATCATTGTCCTCAAGTAAAGTTTTAGCACCTGTTGAATTATAGGTTGCAGTATGGGCAACAAGATCACCAGCAGTTTTTGCACTGTTATTATAAATATCAACATGGAAGAACCCACCAGTATCATCTACAATTTCAACGTGCCATTCAAAATTGGAATCCACATTAATAGCATCCAATCCTGTTAAAGAAGCTAATACAAATGTGAGTTGATTGCTGCCATCCCCAGTTTCTTCCAATCTAAGGAATCTTTCCCAATCCGTATTAATAGTAAATAGCATTTCTATATTTGAATTAGCATCATTAACAGCATCCACCTCAATGGTCCCACCAATCCCACTTGAATTATCCTCAAGTAAAGTTTTGGAACCAGTGGAGTTATAAGTTGCGGTATGGGCGACCTGCGTGGAAGCTGATTTATTAGAAAATCGGTAAATATCAACATGGAAAAACCCACCTGTATCATCTACAATATTTAAGAACCAGGTATCCTGATTAGTTGACAAAGGCAAAGTATTTCCAACATCGCCTGTAATATTATGTATCTTGAGAGTCAATTGGCTATTGCTATCCCCATCCTCCGTTACATCAATAAATTTATCGTGTCCTGTCTTAAAAGGATTATAAATTGAATATCGAGTATCATCTAAACTGTCTTGGGGTTCATATAATAGATACACCCGTTCATCAACATTATCCCATTCCATTGTTATAGGTGTCAACACGTCCAGAAGTGCTCCAGTGGAATCTACGAGGTCCACCAATCTATCCGTAGAAGTGCCTTTCCAATCCCCATCCTGAGAATACATTCCAAAATATCTACTACTATTTAATGTGGTGGGGTGGAAACATATCAAAAGTTCCTGATGAGGAATCAAGGTCCCACTGTTTTGAATATTTCTAGTTACCGATATTGTGGATGAAGTAAACCTTAAAAAATCCAAAGAACCCGCTTGCTCTCTAATGATAACCATACGAAGGACACCGCCAAACATAGCGATATCAGAAAGTAAATCAGTATCATGATCTGCTATTACATGACCCCCAACAGGTGTATCAGAACTAAAAAGATCCTGAGTTGCCAAAACATCATTAGCGGGATTGCCCGCAAGATATATCACCCCTCTTTTCTCAGTCCCCTGAGCAATAGCCATAGAAAGAATGGTCTTTGATGCTGCATTTACAGTGAAATCAGAAAATTGATTTATTCTATCCTCGGCAAAACTGAAATTGGCAATATAAGCCCCACCAGTAACATCCGCTAAAGGCCCTCCATTGTATAAAAAAGCAACCCGAGTGACGTTATCATCTATATGACTGTAGAAATTACCTCTCTTAGCCCCACTCATATCAGTAGGGGCTCCTGCTGTCGTATTGTTCTCCCAAGTTTTCGTGTTCAATTCACTAAATCGAATTTGAATAAATCCCCCTAAAGGAGAAGCACCTTCGGGATCATTTAAGGCTATAGCACTGAATACCCCTGAAAAATTCCAATTGTTTAAAGTATCTGTCGCGGGATGGGTTGGGTTTTGGGGCAATGCAGCAACTCTATCCGACAAAGTTTTTGCCGAATCATTAAACAACTCAACAAAATAAACACCCCCGGTTAGATCCGTAATGGTATAATAAATCCTGTCCAACACATCTAAATTGAATTGACCTGACTCCTCTAAGATTGGACCCCATAACCCTGTGGAAGTTGTGTTGCCAGATAAGGCATATAATACTTGAGTGGCTTTGGCATCCTCATTCACCTCAGTGATAATAGTGCTCAATACATTTTGTTTGGTATTCCATAAAAATACTCTATCTCGTAAATCACCCCCATCTGGTTCAAATATTATAGCCAGATAAGTCCCTGCAGTAAAAGTAGGGTTGGGAGGAGCCTGCAAGAATGTACCATCTAGGACTGGATCGGCTGCAGGCATCAGATGTACATCCCTGCAAAGATAAAAGTATCGTCAAATAATATATTCCCTGCTCTCTGTATATTCCCTGGAACAGGATCCGCTTGAGAGAACATTGCTTTAGGGCTGATTTCATGTGTATGTAATGGTTCTGATGGGGTAGTGGCATTGGGTTGAGTCTCAATAAAAGTATCACTCCTATCAATCCTTACATAAGCCTTGACTCCCCAAGCATAATGGCCCGACCCCAAAGAATTACCTTGGAAAAATGATGCCGGGATTGTAAAATCAACATGTCCGGCAGCTTGAATATTCGTATCATCAAATTTCCAAGCTTGACCAAAAGCATGACCCACGCCCGTGGCAGTAGGAGAACCTAAAACAGTTATGGCTTCAGCCCCATCATCTATAGCTCTCTCATTTTGAGGAACGGATTCTAAATAAAGTTGGTAATTATAATCGAATTTTTCAAACTGGTGGAAGGAATCATTGGTATTTGTGCCTGTTAAAAGAATCCGAATAAAAGCACCAGAAACTTGTCCGGTTTCCCATATAGTTTTATAAAAGTCAAACTCAGCTGTTACGTTATAAGGGGAACCTGGTGCGTTCCATTGACTGAAAAATTCATGTGTTCCAATCCTTACTTGCCAATTCCGATCACTAGGATCATTATTTGAATCTGTAGTACGCCGAAAAATATCTTTAGTGGTATTAGTGTTCTCCCAAGTTGAAGCATCATGAGCTGTTTGAGCATTGGTAACTGCTGTGGCAAATACAGCATTAGAAGCTTGCCCAAATATGATTCTATTGGCACTGACCATAATATTCCGAAAGGTAAAGATATCATCATCATCCGCAGTTTTCACCAGAACCAACTTACCATCTGTAGTTAGAGCCGAAAAAGACCGATCAGATATGACCTCAGCCAATACCACTTTTTTGGCAATCAAGATCCCATCATCACCCAATACAGTGACAAACCGATCCCCAGAATTTTCTGGAGGAGTCAGTTTAAAAGCAGTTAGTTTGCTATCAGTTGGTCTTGTTGAGATAAACCGATCGCCGTTATCGGGAATAGCCATTTTATGTAATTACCCAAAAATTCTGATCATCACCTTTTAGAGTGCCATCACTCTTAATTCTTTTACCTGTAATATTATTCCCTGATGCTGCCCCTGTTGCTTCCCACAATGTAGGCACAGTAGACTCAGATGGAAATCTTACCAAACACCAAAATTTATCTAAAGGACCGGATTCCCCATCTCCGGAATTCCACAAAATCAAAGCAGGCCCCTCAGGAGCTGATTCCAGTACCTCTCTGGTATCGTTTAATGGATCCTGAGCAATGGCAGCGTGTTTATGATCCACATTCAAAATATCAATCAAGACTGGGGAAATGCCATAGGCATAAGCTGGACCTATTTCATTGATATCCAATGCTCGCAAAAGAATACAGAAATTACTATAATCCTCTTCAAAATCAGGCTCCGTCCCCTTAAAAGTTGGTCTCTGGTATCTGAATTGCAGTTCATCCTCCAAAGGACTTAAAATAGAATCCCCAAGTTACCAGTCAAACCCCCCTGAGGAAACCCAGTAGGAGCATTGGTCAGATCAATCACTTTATTCCAAAAAGGAGATTTAAACTTTACCCTGTCTCCTGGATTTACTTTAGGACCAAATCTAGCCATCGCCGACCTTTTTCATTATGGGAATATTGCTTTATCATCTATTAAAAATTCTGAAAATTTAACTTTTTGGTATACTTCATGCAAATAAACATATTTGGCAGCTTGTACAGTTCTTGTTACAGGTGGCATACCTACTATTTGATCGTTAGCAGAATACTGAACATCCGCATATTCCCAACCAAGTTTATTTTGTACATTAATTTCCCCTACAACAAAAGCATCCTCATTAAGAATGACAGCATAATTATAAGAAATCTCCCATGGAAAAGGAAATACCAGAATGATCTGATCTGTATCAAACTCATAAGAATCAAATTGAATAGTACCAGCAATTCCAGATCCATTGGCCTCGGCTAATAGCACTGTGCCAATTACAGCAATAGGAGCCTGAGCCACAAGATCGGAATTACCTAATGCAGGGTCTTTAAATAATTTAATATGAAACTCACCTTCCAAAAAATCATCACCACCAGAAGTTTGTTCAATAGATAAATACAAAATACCATTGTCTGTGTTTTCAGAAGTAACCCCAGTAATTTTCTCAGCCTCAGAAAACATCCCAACCTCATCCCCTTCAATAGTAACCCGGGATCCAGAAGTATTTCGGGCTTGAGCTCCCGTATAAAGAATTTCCCCAGCTTTCCATTCGCTCCAAGGCTCCTCATTTGTTTTATAAGCAAAATTGGATAAAATAAGAATATAAGCAACATCTATTTCAGCATTGGTATATCTACGGGTTACAGTAAAAGTAAATTGACCATCTTGAATATCCACTCCCTGGGCTTTTTCCCCATCCCAACCAATAAGACCTTCGGAAAGTGGAGCATCCTCTCCCCCTTTTGCGAATGATTTATCTGCTGGAGTTGGGGTAACAGCTTGGATAATATGAGTTGTCTGTGTTCCAGTATCAAAAGATACTTGACTGGTTCTCCCAGCGGTAGCCCCGTCTTTTATCTCAGGCCGGGCATAGCTGACAGTCACTTTCCATTTATTAATATCATCATCAAAAGCCTCAGCCCGGATATTTGTTACTATCATATTAAAATCAGGAAATCTTGATCCTAATCTAGGAATTCCACTGGCATCAATAGCCTCCTCTGGGGAGGTGATTCCAGTCCCCAATACAAAGAAAAGCCTTTCCTTTGTGAATCCGGCTGAGGACTTTGTAGCCGATCTGGGTTGCTGTACTTCCTCTACTTTATGGGACATTCCCCACTCCTATCTTATCCTACTGTGATAACCCCTGCATTTTCTTCCAGGAGAGCATTACTCTTTTCAATAGCAATTTTGATTTGTTTCTGTGTAAATAGTTGGTCAAGTTGTGTCTTTTTCTCATCCTGGACATCTGCAGATCCAAAGGCTTGAAGCTGAGAAGCAAAGAAACTCCCAGCGGAAAGTCCAATTTCATCTGTTCCCTGATTCTGGAGATTTAATCGCTCTAAGCGTTTTCTTTCCCTCTCTAAAAAGCCCTTTTCAGCCCCCGCAAAAACAGGCGCAGCAAGTTTTTTACGGTTATCCTCTTCTGCTTTCGCAATGGTGCCCACAGCATCCACCCATGCGGCTGTAGCATCTTTGAGCTGCTGGGCTGCCCGATCTGCTATCGGTATTCTAGCCGCGCTTGCTTGGTTCCTTTCGTCTATATTGGTTTGCAATGCTCCACTTACACCCGTTTTAAAACCAGATACACTTTTTGAAGCGTCTTTTAAAATTTGTAAATTAGTAAATATCTTATTAGTTTCTTCTCTACTGAGCCCCAATGTACTAGCCTGTGCGGCTAAATCAGCCACAAAAAGTAATTTCTCAATTATAGTTTCTATTTCAAGTAAAATAAAATCAAACGCAAAACGCATGTTTTCAATTATTTCATTAGCCAAAAAATCGAAAAGCTTCACAGTTGTATCAATAAAATCCCCAAAAGGCTGCGCTATAGCATTGATACCTTTTGCCCATTCTAAATTTATCTGAGCCCATAATACTTTCACAGCACTTGGAATATCACCATTACTAATTGCACTAACAATGGCCCCAAAAGTCATTTTAGTGCGCTCAAGCAAATCAAATATAACATTTCCCAAACTTTGAAAAGTTCCTTTTAATGCCTCTAAAGCTTTATCTCCTAATGTCGTATTTTTTAAAATTACTGCTGCTAAAATGCCTAATAATCCAATTACAATACCAAGAGGAGACGCCATAAATGCAAGCACAGCCGCTCCAAATCCCACAATAAACGCAATAGCTCCTGCGAAAGATCCTACAAGTCCTAAAAGAAAGGCCCCCAAAGCTATGATTTTAGCCAGTATAAAAAGAACAGGACCAATCAAAGCCAAAAAGATACCTAACTGGACTATAAATGTTTTAGTTCCATCTGATAATCTATCCCATCGAGTCACAGCATCTACTATTATTTTATTTAGCTTTAACAACAAAGGAACCAATACCTTTCCTATTCCTCTGCCAAGTCTTTTCACAGCACTCCACATCAAAGTTGTTTGTGCCGTGAATGTTTTGGCCGCAGCCTCAAATTCTATCTGCAAAGAAGTTCCCTCAGAAAATGATTTATTAGATAAATCTATGGCTTTTCTTACCCTTTCCGCCTGATTTCCAATCTTTAAAAAAGCTTTAAAAGTATTTCTGTCCATCGTCTTACCTAAAGCAAATGCAGCCTTTTGGTTTTTTGTCATAGCCTCCGCTATTTTTAATATCGTTTCTATAGGAGCAGTTTTTGTCATGGCAAGGAATTGGTCTACTGTTAGTCCAAGCACTTTAGTTAATTTGGTGACTGTTTGTGGGGTGGACAAAGCTGTTATAAGAGCCGCTATTTGAGTACCCGATCTCTCTGCAGAAAACCCGGCTGCATTCATAACTGCAGTAAAACCAACCATTTGTTTTGCATTAAGTCCAAATTGCTTCATGGAAGTCACGGACCTAAGCATGGAATCAACTATATCCGTTGCCGATGTTTCAAAGGTATTGGACAATGTATTTATGGCACTGCCCAAATTCTCTACCTGATCTATAGGAACCCCAGCCAATTTTGTTAGTTTTGCAAGCGATTCCCCAGCTTTTTCTGTAGAAAGATCTGTGGCGATTGCCATTTTAGCCACAACCTCAGTAAATTTTTCAATGTTATCAACACCTTGAATACCAAATCGAGCTGCATCAGCCGCCAATAAAGCAAGTTCATCCGCTGCCAATGGTATCCTTTGGGACAATCTTTCCATACTGTCCGCTAATGTGTCCGCAGTGGCTTTGTCTGTGACCTTTTGAATTTCTACTACTGCATCTTCAAATTTAGAAAATTGCTTTACCGACGCTGCTGCTATTAAGGCAAGTGGGGCTGTAACGGCCAAAGACATTTTAAGCGCGGCAGCTCCTATATTTTTGGAAGCCCCTAGCATAACTGCCTCAGCAGTTTTAATCTGTTTTTGGAATTGGAGAGTATTAGCCCGGAGGTGAACTACAATATTCCCCAGGTTCAAACTCAAAGCCATTACTTATCCCCTAAATTTAATCCCAGTAAAGCCCCCCATGAAGATTTAGAGGATGCCATATCAGTTACAGAATCTCGGGCTTTCTTAATAACAAAACTTCTCCGAATCTCCGATGATATCTGGGCAAAATAATAATCCTCTTTTTTAACAGTATCCAGATCCAGCTCATAAAAATGTAACCATCCCACAAATTCCGTGGAGGTGGTTTTTCTCTTACATTCCTGGAGGGGCAGTCCCATCCGGTCGGCTATTTGATACCAGCCTAACTGCTCCCCCTTTAATCGTTTTTTGCCTCTTCCTCTCCCTCTTTATCCAATCCACTTAAAGTACTGGCAGCTTCATAAAGTGAGTTTTGGACTTTGGAAGGGAAAGCCTGGATTTCTTGCTCTGTGAATCTTTTTTTACCATCAACTCTATACAGGCAAAGAGAAAGTAAATGGGATTGGAACCCATCATAGTTTTTCAATCCCTGTATTTTGCCATTGGCAAAGGACATTTTACTGGAGAGTTTTGTGAGATAATTATCTCTCTGAGTCCCCACAAGTTCCCGGATAAAAGCCTGTATGGGTACTCCATCAGATTTTAGAGTCACTTCGATTTCTGCCAACTCCAATGAGAAATCCAACCCATTTTCCAGCATCTCATCCAGTGAAGGCTTTTCTTTCTTTGCTTCGGTTTCTTCCTTTACTTCAGTTTCTTCCTTTACTTCGGTTTCTTCGGTTTCTTCTTCCGACATTTTCTTACTCCTATTCCCAGGATAATTATAAAGGACAACCCTACAATGGGACATCCAAAATCAGCCAACCAAAGCCGCCCAAGGGGACCGAAGCCCCCAGAGGCAGCAATTAATTTATTTATGCCGCTGTATATGTCGGGCCAACTTCAGCCCCAAGTGCATCCTGGTTGGAGGGGATAATTGTTAATGTAGCAGTGGGTTGTTCCCCCTCTACAGCTTCCCCTGGGACAAAAGTATCCAACCAACCAAAGAAATCAATTTTTGACCCATCGGCAAAAGTGACCGTGATAACTTGGTTAGTGTTAATCATAGCCACAATATCATCATAAACCACAGGATCATACGATGCAGTCATAGATGCCTCTGTAAGCGATTTCAGCTTTTTAGGAGACATTGTACGCCACACAGTGTTTTTCATGGTGGTAATATCATTGGCCCCACCACCCTCAATTCCTGGAGGTGTTACAGCTTTTTCACAGAATGATACGGATGGAAAAAGTGCAAATGTTAGCCTTGTTGGGTGTCCATCATTAATTACTGCCATTTTGTTTCTCCTTTTTTAGCCTTGCTAATAGACCTTAAAAAATCCTCAGCCGATTAACCGGCTACATTGTTATAAACAAGTCCAAGATTCATGATCACAGCCGCCGTAGTGAGATTATGGGTCATATAGGCTCTGCCTATATTTGCTCCTGCAAAAGGATTATCCTCCCCATTTTCATCATGCCATGTTTTGGCATCCCCTACTCCCAGGAACCAATTAAATATTTCCTGCTCGGAGACATCAATATCAATAAAGACCACCTGGCCTTTTTGAGGAGAAGAGACCAAAGCAGCGTCCACATTATCCCCATCCACAAAAATATCTATTTCTACAGCCACAGCCACAATAATATCTGTAGATGCAGTGGGAAGGGGATCGCCTTTACCCCCAGAAACCGGGACATTGAAAGTGGTTACAGTTCCAGCGACAACTCCCCGCCGCTGTCCATTAGCCCAGTAAAGATCAATCCTGTCTCCCGTTTGGACGATATGGGCACTATCATCCATGGTGATCTGCCCGGTGGTGTCATCTGTCCGGGTTGTTAATTCCCCATCCTCGGCGGCTGGGATAGAAGGACTCTGGACGATTTGGGCATCCCCGCTAATTGTCCGAGATTCCGGGAAAGAGACCCCGCCAAGGGCCGATGATTGTCTAATAGTCGCTGCTACACTCATGATTCATCCTCCAGATTTACAGTTAAAATAAAATTACTTACAAAAAGTTGATATCTAGTGCTCCCCTGCTCCGGTCCTAATGCGGTAATATCTGCAGTGGCACTCACATTTTCCACAATATAGGTCGAGGTGTCAACTATTACCGTGGTATTATTTATCAAACTGAGGGAATCCCCTGCATCACTCAGCTTTTTCCAGCCTAATTCATAATTATCAGATCTGAGTTTTATCTGGAAACCAGGGTGTTTTATGACTTCTCCAGACTCCATAAGCCTGCCATCCAATAATCCAGTGGTGTCATAAACTGCAGCCGCCCGAATCGGTGATTTTCCCTCCTCAGATGGGGGCAAAGACCCTATAAATAAGAACCAATTGGAATTATCAAAAATACCCACATCCACAAGGTACTTTTCAATGATCTGAGCTGGAGAATGATTCATGATAAAGAGATCCTTACTATGATCTGTAACAATTTATCCCTCTGTTCTCTGAGGGGTTTTTCCAGAAATTTAGCTTGCTGATTCGGTCCCCTGGGGGCAAACCTCTGTTTCTGCCTTTTTGTAGTGGCAGCAGCAAAAGCGGCGGCATGTTTTTGATTAAATGCAGTACCATGGGCAGCATCCAGATCCTCATGGACAAATATGGCATAAGCGGCTGTATACCCCACCAAAACATCAGTGGCAAATCCAAATCCTGTGGCCCGGGTAAAGGCTGTACTTCTCAGAATGCCTGTATCCACAGGGACAATTTTCTGACTCTCCCTTTGAAGGAACAAGCCGGCCACCTTCATTCCAGCGGCAAATCTCTTCTCATATCGTTTGTCCCAAACCCGGAGTTTACTTATAACCTCATCAACCCCAGTAACTAAAGATAATTGTGCCATGATAAAACCCTATAAAAATGCCTGCCTCAAAAATGTAGTTCCCCCAATTGTGGGGAGTTTTGTAACCTTTAAAATCTCCCAGGCTCCCTCATTTGCCTTCGGATCCACATAATCATCCACATCATCTAAAATCCCAAGCATAATGATCCCACCTGTTGAAAGGTCCCTATCGGTAAAAACAGTGGCTTTACTCATTACTGTGGTGCCCTGGGCATCAATAATCTCTGTGAGCACTTCCTCATATCTCACATTAATCTCAATCGGATTATTATCCACTATTGGCCTTCCAAATTTATCAAAATCTGTCCCATCTGTTTCCGGGCACCAGTAAACGGCTGTTTTATTCATCAAATTCAGAACAAATGGGATATTATCATCTGCCTGAACATCACAGCCCACAGAGAACACAACCCGGGCCAATTGGGAAATATTGGACCCACCCCCTGAAAAGCTGGAGATATGACCGTAATAAACCCCAGTTACAGTTACAGGAATAAAGATCTGGTTATTACTGTCCCAATCAGTCCCCTGATCTACCCAAGGAGTGAACCTAGTTTGCAAAAATAAAGTATTTACACTTAATGGAGATTCTCCGCTCATAGTGGCAATTATGCTAGTATTGTCCTCGGATATAGTTAA